GTTGGTCCTTGCGTCCAAAAACGATCTCCAATGGAATTGGCTTGTATTACGCCTCCCGTGACAAAGGCATTCGTGGCATCTCCAAGATGCTGAATTGTTCCCTGTTCTTCAATTTCACGAAACGGATGCCCGTGAACAATTAAAGTTCCAAGGGCTTGTTTTAATTTAGGAAAGTTTGCGGGAGTGGCTGTGGGAGGTAAATCAACAATCAAGCTATTTACTTCATTTGTGACAGTGGCATTGCCTCCCGAGACAGTTACTCCGACTCCCGAAACTATGCCTAATCCCGGTTGCATAAGACAGCCAATAACACGAACTTGTTTAACGTCTACTGCCGCAACCATAGCTGAGGAAGTGGCAAGGCCATTCGTTTTAGACCAAATACGGCAATTTTGATAGACAACCAAATTGTTAGTAGCACCTGGAACTGATTGCGTTGTCCCCCAATCCCATAGAGTGCCAAGATCACAATTTATGAATTTCATTAGCGTATTATCCGCAAGATGATCATTAGGCCCGTCTGTGCAAGCAAATAGGTTGACAGAGTCAAATACAAGATTGGTCTTGGCATCTTGCACTTTTAAAAGGACAGATCCGCTAACACCTCCGGGCTGGACAAAATAGCAAGCAGCATTGGAAAAAGTTCCACCCTGCATTGTAAAGCTACCGTAGGGGTGCATTCCTTCAAGCGTATTAAATGAGTTTATTACGGCACCCCGAGCGACGACCGAAATATTCGTTGGGAACCATTCGTAGGCTCCAATGTCATAAAAGCCGGGGCTGAGTGTTAAAACTCCGCCAGCCGTTACAGATCGAGTTTTTGTAATTAGATCGGGCAATCTACCAATATCGGGCAAAGGCAATGTCCCCGCCGTTCCTCCTAATCCAGAGACTTCCCAAGTGCCAAAGGGCACATTTTGGTTTTGTGGAATTGCCGTGCTTGCAGAAACTCCCGGAAAGATCATGTCATATTTGTAATTTCCAATCATATCTTGCAATGTCCATAAATTGCTGACAACGGCTATAGGTACTACATTCGTGTCATTTTTGACGATGCAGAGATTATTATTTTGATTAGTCCATACGGCATAGCCAAGTCCTGTGAAGGTTGGGGAATTCGCTTGAGTCAAGGCAAGATAATAGGATTGATTTGCCGAAGCTAATCCGGCCCCCGTCACTGTAATAGGATTCCAATCAGAAGCTTGAATGATATAGGCTGAAGGCATTGCCAAAATATTAGTGGATAATGGCCCACGACCATAAGTATTAGTTAAACCTACCCCATCTCCTGTAAATTGGCCTAAAGGCCGGGAAACAAAATTGCTTGCCGTTACAATGCCTGTAAGACCTTCGAGATCGACCGTTGTTACCGCTACGGGGGTTTTAAATATCATGCTGGATGTAGAGCCTTCAACATCAATTTGGGTTGCGCCAGTGCCGTTAGTCGCCAAAACTGATCCCGAGGATACCCCGCGAGGAAATGCGGCAGTAGTGTCGAACTCCGCAGTAGTTTGGCCGGTAGCTGCATCTTGAAAAACTATAGATTCGCCCGAAGCGTAGAAAAAGTTGTTTGTCTGCTTTGAGCCAGGTATGACAATGTTTAATCCGCCGCTTACTCCAAATTGATTGGCATTTCCACTAAACCCACCAGAACCTTGCCCGTTGATCACTACCTGCGATCCATTTGTCATAAAGGTAATGTTATTGCCGGGAGCAATATTTACATTTGATCCTGCTATGGGGGTGCGAGCATACCGTAGATCACTTGAGGCAGCACTCCACGCAACACTACCGGCAGGAAATGTTGCTGTTGAAAATGCCGTCATGTTTGACCAGGCACTAATAAGACCAGTGTCATTTGTGCTGATTAGCACTTGAAAAGCCGTTTGTGAGGGAGGTGCTTGAACCTGAAAAGCATAGAGGATATTCTGAGTAATATTGCTGATGTAAAAAACGCCAGAGCCATCCGTAACGTAGGTGTTGCGAGTGCCAATGACAGTAGAAGAGCCTGTAGCAGTGGGCACCGTCAAAGGCTGCACGTAGACTGTTCTGTTGGTTGCGGGGTTGAGTTGAAAGTCCGTGAGGTTGACTTTCAGGTCAACGAGGTTGGCTGCATTAAGCAATAGAGGCCAAAGAAATAATAGGATGGACAGGTTCTTTTTCATTAGAATTTAGATAACAAACGCCAAGGATCTGCCTCGGGAACAACAGGAGTTACGCCACTAATAGGACCGGGGACTTTCCATGGCTGATAGGCCGATCCGACTGTAGGATCATATATAAATGTATAGGTAAAGCCATCTCCTGGTGCACGTCTTACGACATCTCCCACAAAATATGTATTTGCTCCGTTGTAAGTGCCCATGAAACGTTGGTTGATTTGAAAGCCGTTATTCGTTCCGTAAACTGTGCCAATAAGGTCAATATTCGTATTTCTAACTTGATTCACTATGACTTGCGGTAAGCCTGGAATCGATGCATTCAGCGTTCCGTCATCGACGACAATAGTGCCAATCAAATAGTTATAGAGATCGTCCTGCGGGATACCGGGCCACATGGTTGTAGCATCGAAAGTTTCTAAGGTGAACATGGTTTTAGCTTTCGTCAGATCTGCCGCAGGACAGAAAGCCAAACCCGTTATATGGGTATTCGTTGCAAGTCCTCCCCAAGGTCCGCCATTGATAGGAAGCACAAAAGAGAACCAAACATAATATGTTCCATGATCGGCAGGAATAGTAAACTCATTCCATGTAGAAGAAACTCCGTCCGAGGTGGATTGCGCACTGGTGGAAGGAGGCACCTGATTACCCAAAGTTAAACCATAAGTATCGGTAGTTAAACCTTGTAAAACGCTACCAGAAGTATAGGCAAGATCGCTACCCCATGCAACTTGACTTGTAAAAGAGCCATTGAAAAGCACGCGGCCATCCCGCACCTTAAAACGCCTCCAATCATCATCGTTTTGAAATCTTCTCAAGTTATCAGGAAATTGATAAATCTTGAAGGGATGCATCCCATAATTACTATCGCTCTTGCGTTGCACTCGCGCGAGTTGCTGACGCATCTGCGAAGTGACTTGAGAATTATCGCTACTACGGCCTTGCCCTTCACGGAGAGACTTCCAATCATGGAGTATGCTGCTGCGTTCCAGACGCGAGACGAGACTGGATTGCTCGCGGTTGCGATACAATTCCTTTCGAGGAATAAAGCCTGTAAAAACATTATCGGCCATAGCTATATGGGATTGCCATGACTATCATAGGCAGGATAAAGAGCTTTATCCCAATGTCCTAATGGTCCGCCAATCCATGTACGAGTGAGGTGGAACCATGTGCGCTCGTAGCTAAGTTCATCGGCCAAACGAAGCCATGAAAGGCCAGGGCCATAAATAATAGGATTGGTAATTTTAGCTTTATCGAGAAGAATATTTCCGCCCCCTATAGCACCCGTTGTGGACCAAAAATATGGGGGTAACCCGCCAGCCGTAACAGGATCTTGTATATAACCGCCACCATCCATTAGGGGAGCTAGCCAGAAGTAGGAGGACCAAACTACTTTAAATCCAGCAAGATAAAAAGTAGTTTCGTTACGCTGATAGCGAGGATAAAGTTTATTTTTGGCTAAAGCTAGAATGCTGGCATCGGGCACGGATAAATTATTGATCGCAGCGAGTATATCGGCAGAACCAGCAGAAGAAATAGCATTAGCCGCCTGTTTCATTGCCAATACAATCTGTGGCCCCGAAGATACATCATTATTTATTTTTGTGCCATCTGCATTGAGATTGTAGGGATTAACCGTGACTCCATTCCCCACGATAGGCCAAAACATGGGATGCTTTTCGATCTCGGGATTTAGTTCTAAAGTTTGAACATGAAATTCATCGGGAGGGTTGTTGAAGGAAACTGCTTCTGAGGTTATTGCAAAGACACAAGTATCCCCTCGGGCATAATTCAGATTTGTAGAAAGTATTTTGTAGATATTGCCAGCACTATCACGAACGTAAGCTCCACGCGGCATGGCAATAACCAAACCGATACCAGTATTTCTATCTACACGGAAGGAATGTCGAAAAGTGGCTTGCTCTCCCATTTCAATCTCAGGAGACTCGGGAATTTCCTCAAGCATTCCCAAATTATATATGTCAGGAGTGGCTGTTCGCGCGGCAGGGTTGGTGGGAGTGCCCGGACGTGGCGTAATTCCATCCGCTCTATCGAAGCCTGTTGGCGGAAACGATGTATAATCAAAAGGCATTACGTTACCGTGAGAATAGCGTTGTTGCTGTTGATAGTATTGAAGCCATTATTGACTAGGCAACGGTAGCGGAAAGTATTTAGCCCCGTGCTATTGGTAATGCTGAGAATGTTGGTATTCGTGTTATTATAGACTCCGCCTGTGGTTTGGTTGCTATAGGTTACACCTGCATCCGTTGAAATTTGCCATTGATAGCTAAATCCAGCACCGGGATTGGCGGGAGGCCCTGTCACAGCCACGTTGAAATTCGCTGCCGCTGGATGCACAACACTAACATTTCCCGGAGCACTAATAGTCGTAACAGTAATTGGATTGCTATTGACGCTGCCAAGGTTGGCATTATTGGTTACGGCATAGCATCGAAAGTTCCACGACGCAGCAACATTGAGAGGCGTAAAGACCAATGTATTAGTATTGTATCCGGTAATGTTGGCACTAAGGGCATTCGTGATATTGGTCCAAATAGGATTGGAAGCATTGCTATACTGCCACGCATACGTGACAGGTGTAATGCTGCTGAATTCCACAGAGGCATTAACGATAGCATTCGAGTTGGCAAGCTGATTGTCGAATATGCTGGCGGGTTGCAGGTCTACGAAGATAGGCCACGTCATGTTAATGTCTACGGAGACGGCTGCCCGAAATAGATCACCAATGTTAATTGCCTGTACACGTGTCTGGTTTGGGCCTGCCAGCATTTGAATGCCACTCGTGCCCATTATGACAGTGCGAATGAATTGGGGGTTGACAATATTCGCAAAAGACATTTGTTGCGCCTGCTGCGTCCAATTAGCGTTGCTAGCCTGTGTCGTTAAACCTATGCCTATATTTGTAATTGTATTCATGGAGTAGCACGCAATGTGGTGGAGAAGTCCCACCGAGTATCATGCTTACGGCGATCTATAGCTTCATGATCTACTCTGGCACCTCCTCCGGGGAAGAAGCCTCTACGCAACATTTCTTTCGTATTATTTGCAATTTCTTTAGTATTCTTGGCCGTTTCCCGTGCTGCGTCAGTAGCAAAGCCTCCAATGACGAAGCCCATACGCTCCCACGCGGAAGAAGCACCCGTTTTAAGGGGAGTAGCTTGTATTTTTGCCGAACCGGGATTACTTCCTTTGGGGACTAATCCAAGGAATTGTTCCAATGCAATTACGTTGCGAAGTTGAATATCGGCATAGATCAAAAGTCCCGTAATGCCTTCTGTGATGTGCTTAATAATGGGGAGAATTGCAACGGCAATATCCTGAAATACCGTTCTAAGATAAATTCCTACTTCCTGAAATTGCGCAAATATTTCCTGCAATGGCTTTGCATTCTGCTGGATGGATTGCACGGCAAAAGCTATTACTGTTAAGGCTTGCCCTGCCTCTGGTAGAAGGTTTTTAATTTGCTGTAAGCTTCCTATTTGATTCGCACCCGCTCCCGATCCAAGAACTGCTTTAAGATCATTAAGGGTAAGAAATGCTTGCCGTTCTCCTTTTTGCGGCTGTGTTCCCCGAATAGCAAGTTGATCCAGCGTTTCGGGAGATAACCCTAGAATTTTTCCAAGAAATTCCAACTGAGCAGTTTGGCTAACGGAGGCACCGAGTTTTGCCGCATGTTGATATGTGCGAGCACCTTCTTCAACGGCTTGTTTCAAGTGCTCAAAGGCTTGCCGAAGTGCAATAGAAGAAACAGCAAGACCTGCTAGAATTATTCCTACGCCTCCAAAGCCAGCCCCAAACGGTTGTCCTAAGCCTAAATTCAATTCTCTTGATGCTGCAAAAGGATGAAAGGGTGCTACTATTAAACCTGCTGCAAATTGTAGTGGATTAAAGCGTCCTCCGCCAGCGGGACTACCCGGAATAATGGGAGGCGGGATAATGGGAGGAAGGCGTCCTCCCGCACCGCTACGTAACGCAAATGCTTGAAGTTGTGCTAAAGCTGCATTAGCTCTAGCTATGTCACTAGCTATGTCACCGGGAGTGGCTCCTACTCCTGTCGCGGGATTAACTCCTCCTCTGGCAAGTTTTTCTTGTGCCCGTATAAGAGCTTGAAGCTGTCTTTCAGCTTCGGTTCCACCCTGTATCTTAACTCCAAATGTTAGCTCTTTCGCCACGCTTCAAGAGCCTCCTTTACTCGAATATCGGCTTGCTGACCAACATAACCTTTGCCTTCTCTGGCAATGCCGCTAAATTGAAGCCAACCGTCATTTTCAACAGTCCAGCTAATGAAAGCCCATCCCTGATCCATAGGAAGCTCATCCAGTATAAAATTCATACTTTGGAAGCCTCCGAAGGAACGCATGAGCCGGCCAAGGTAGTCAAGCCACCATCCAAGGCCGTCTGGTTGATGGCTCCGTTGAAATCTATAGAACTATTTTCTTTGGAAGCAGCATACTTAAGAGAGGTAAGCCATGAACGACGCACCTGTTCGATAACTGCTTGGACCATTTCATTAACATGGACAGCGGTAAAGCTTTGAATGTCACCCCACTCAACAGCAGCTTCATTAAAAGTATCAACACCTTTACGAAGCAGAGCACGACACTCTTTCGCAGGTCGCGTGAATTGGTAGCACAACGCTATAGACTGCGTGTCGTCCAGCGTTGTATTAGGAACTTTGGTGGGGTCTTGCCGAATTTCCTCTATGAAATCAATCAGAGAGGACTTTAATGTTTTAAGAATTAGCCAATCGCTAAGGACAAGCTTTCGTATTTGCTGTCCGCCAGCCGCGATTGGACCTTCAATAAATGCTTCGGCAAGTGCTCCCGGCAGGGGATCTCCACTTACTCGTTGTAGCGCCTTTTGCTCAAGCGCGAATTGTAATGATTTGTCGCCTTCCATAGCATAAAACTACTCGTTATGAACCTGTGGTGCTGGTCTGATTAGTGATCGTTGTGCCTGCACCTTCAATATTAGTAAGGTATTCGGCACGAATAATAAGATCGGCTTCCTGCTTGCGTGCGGCTTGGCCATTTTTACCAATAACCCGCGCTGTAATATTAGTTCCATTTCCGCCTGACATAACGCCGAGAGGATCAACAATAGTAATATTCGTATTGATGCGGGGAGGAACGATAGACGTATCGTCAATGACGGTAATATCCCACTGGCGGCCTTGCGCAAGATCAATTCGAGTGCTCTTTAGACCTGTCCCATTCTCAATATAGATCACTTCTATTTCGTCGGTAGGCGTCATACTCTTGACGATATACGTAGAGTAGAGTCCATCGGTGCCCCACTTGATAGTGGTAATTCCCTGCATTAAAAATGCAGCGTTGGGGGAAGGAGGCCAGGGCATAAATTATTTAGAGGGGAACGAACTGGTTTGGGACTGCTGATACCATTTGCAACTGTGTGCCAATGCTGAATTCAATAATGTAACCATCGAGGACTTGGCCGTTAACCATCTGCATGCTTTTAATGCCGTGATAGTCCACTTGCCTTTCGCAGAAGTTCGCATCGAATACGAGGGATCGAATGATGTCTCTTGCTTCTTCAACAAGGGTATAAAAGGGACGGTTGTTTCCCAGTGGATCGGTAAGTTGCGATCCCCTCTCTGGCGCCGGACCTTGAGGCCGTAAGATTGCGAGTTGCCATTGTCGATCAATTCGGCTAAGGAAAGCTGCGACAGGGAAGTCACCCCGGATAGTCTCGCCATGATAAGCGAGGATCGCCCGTGCCCCTTGAGCGTTATTAGATGCCATTGCCCACATATCATAGATGTTGCTGGCAATGATGCATTTTCCTGCGTCTTGTGGTGCCCACAGATCGAGAGCTTCTTTGATGACTTTAGCTTGTTCAATGATACTCAAAGAGAAGCTTGGCTATTGCCAAAGATTAAAGGAGTCGTAACAACAAAGCCCACGTCAAAGTCACGATCAATGGTATGGTCGAGGCCGGAACCATTTTCACGAATATCTTCGAGAATGGCACGATAGCGAGCGGCACGCTCGGACCATGGGTTGACTTGGTTAGGCGTATAGCGTTTCGAGTAAAGCATTTCACAGAGAAATGCTAATGCTGCTGCTTGGCATGCAACCGGACCAGGAGTCGCAAAAGGCACATCATAAATACCAGCCAGGTAAGCATCAACTTGAGTGGAGGCAAAAGACGCGGCATTTGCAAAATTAGCTTCAATAGTTGTTTGATCTTGAGTATTCAAGTCGTCAAACCATGTATTATAGTCATTTGCCGAAATGACTGTAAGTAATTGCGTTTTGGTAACGTAGGCCATTAGGCGGGAACCTCCACGGGAGGCACTTCTATTGTTACATTGCGAGAGAGAGTAGGGGACTCAGATATGGGCTTGTGCTGCATCAATTTTTCTTCCTGATGCTTCAGAGGGAAGGCGATTGACCCTGTGTGTTTCAGGCAGATGCGTCGATCAACCCATACCTTTATCCCCAAATCCTGACAACGCTGGCAGAACCACCAGTCCTCACTAAGATAACGGCGAGGCCAATCATTAGAATAGCCGTTAGCTTGATAGTCATAAACTCCGCTGTGCCAAATATCCCATGCAGTTTTTTTATGATCGGGATCTTCTTTGTAGGCAATCTCGGGCCACTTATCGATCATCTGCTGAATAACAGCTTTAGTGACGCGAAGGAAGCCTGTCCCCACGTATCGGACAGTCATCAAACCATCCATAGGGCCAGAATTGATCTCCTCATAAGGAACTGAGGTGTTAATGACTAATTCCGCATCTGCACCGTCCTGCTTTTTGCAATATAAACCACCTACCACGTCTGCATCATGGCCCATAATGCGAATAACTTGATCCGCCGAGAAGGTAAGATCGCTATCTATGAAAAGCATATGGGTGCAATCGCTTTCCATGAATAGGCGTGTGAGTGAATTGCGAGCACGACATATCAAACTATCCCCTACTAGGGGCACTATCTCTACGTCAAAACCTGGATTGGAGCTTTTGAAAGCTCCGATCATATTAAGAGTAGAGGACCAAAAAGAAGGCTCTACCGCATGATAGACGGGTAGAGCAAGAAAGAGCTTTTTAGTGTTGCCCCTTCCGACTGTAGGAGTAGTAGGAAGGGGCTTAGAAGCACTATCGGAGCAAGGTTGCATGTATCGCCTTTTCGTTCATTGTTAGAACTTCAACTGTAGAGTGATTGTCGCGTCGTTCGCGGTATTGCCGTTAGCTTCAAGAGCACCTTGGGCACGAATCCATCGACGCATATTATCAGGAGGCAATGTAACGTTGACCACACCGGCAGGAGTATTGCCCGAGGAATCCGTCACACGGAGCAATGGGGCTGCGAAAACTGCAATGTTGGTCCAATTTGCGGCATTGACAGTGCCATCACTATTTGAATGCGCGTATTGCAAAACAATATTCGTGTTCTTGCTATTGGAGGTGCTGGCAGAGGCAGACATTTTAACCTGCACCGTGACATATTGATCAGTGCTATAGGGATCACCCGTTGTAATGAATGTGCCATTGGCAAAATTCATGAATGGGCCAAGATCCAAAGCATTCGTGTTGACTGTCGCAGCAGCCGCAGGGCCAGCAACAGTCACGATATAGTTCGCGTCTAATACGTCGCGTCGTGAGACGGGTTGTAAATTGCTTGTAATAGCCATATTAGTTAGATTCTGTATTAGTGATTGAATCCGTGAGAGTAATTGGATAACCACAAAGATTATCGGGGAGAGGTGACCATGCTGGACGGCCATCCGCATCGGCTGGTTGAGTCGAGAACGCCGCGCCACCATTCCACGCCCCGCTGAGATTAACCGTCGTGCGGGACTTCTGTAATGAATATTGCGAAGTTCGGTTAAGGAACCAATGCAAATTCTGTCGGCGTGCAATGGGGATCAAGCTGATGACTTGCTGCGCAATGGAATCAGTAAGAACATTAGTTGAACCACTATCAATACCAGTAACAGCAAATACAGCTTTGTCGGAGCCTACCGTAAGACCGATCCAGCAAGAGAGATTTGAAACCCACGCAAAATAAGTCTTTGTAGAATCAGCACTATCAGTGATTTGCTGCCGGAAAGGAGGACGCATAGAGAGCGTGCCATTGTTGCCAACATCAAAACGAACACCTTGGGTGTCCATCCAGCAAAGATATGCACTGGTTGTATTGGTTGTTCCGCCTGCCGCAATAGCTTGTGAAACCTGATCACGAAGGCCATAGAAACCTTTCGCGTCATTGGAGCGACCATAATAGAATTGTGCGCCCAAAGTAATCATGGCTTGGCGCATAGCTCCCTGAGATTCAAGCGTGAAAGCGTCTCCTACGCTATTGTCTCCACCTTGCTGCACCGCTTCGTCAAGGTTAATAGGTGCATCAAGATAGAACATTTCTTTCAGATCCTTGCGATACCATGATTTTCCACGCGCGGAACCTGCATTTACGTTACGAAAACCAGCAGTAGGCAAGGCAACCCGGCGAACAATTTCATACCAGGTTCCCGGACGCGCGGTAGCGGAAACAACGTCAAATTCCGGGGCAAGCGTTGTAACGTCCTCAATCAGCCCAACGATAGGATCGTCACGCTGTAAGGCGAATAAGTCAAAAAGAGAAAGATTTCCTGTAGGCATATTAAATTAGTTTTGAGGTTCAAGCTCCAAGCCAGCTTTGGCAAAGAACGCATTCCAATAGTCGGGGGTTTTGGATTTTGCCGCTTTGGTAAGTTTTTGGCGATCTCCCCGGTTCTCAAAGCCAGTTTTACGCAACTCGAAAATGTTGGTAGTCTTTTCGCCAGCTTGCACGACTTTCGCAGCCTTAGAACTAACCGACACAGACTTCTGCGCTTTTGCAACAATGGTCTTTAAGGCCGAAAGAGAAATTGCTTCAACTTTCTTTTCAGCATTGCCATAGATAGTGTCGTCATCGAGAGGAATGACTTTACCTTCTCGACCCGCCTGTTCGACAAGGGCAACTCGCTCTGACTTTTCAGCTTTTGCGAGAACTTCCTTGTTGCCAGCTTCCATTTTGGCTTCGAGGGCTTGCATTTGCTCCCCGATCTTGTCGAGGCCCAAGCTTTTCAAAGCTTTGGCAATAGCATTTTCGGGATGCACACCATCGCCTCGATAGTCGTGCGAATGGCCTTCTTTACCGAGAGCGGCAAAAATTTCTTCCTCTGTCGCATGCTCGGGAAGGCCAAGGTGTTTGGCTAATTTTTTTGAATCAATCATAACTGGGGATTTTTTAAGCTTTCCATCTTTATCGTGATACTTGTCCTTAATTTCTGGTTTATCTGTGCCACTTTCGATACCTCCGTCATATCCATCGGGATTGCGAGAACTAAAGCCATCGCCCATATGCTTTTCTTTATAGGCTTTTGTTGCCTTCCATAAGTCAAGACGGCATTCCGGATTTACAGGACGATCACAAAGAGAAATTTCATTCAAACGAAGTCGGGTAATCGCCTTCCCTTGAACGCTGAGGGGTTCTCCACCAATGGAGAAACCTTTATAGACGCCAGCAATAACTTTTTTGACGGCAACAGGATCAACAATTAGCGTTTCAATACGTGTCTTGCCATCGGGCATAACGTCTGCTGCGAGACACACACCAGCAGCGGAGTGGTCATCGTGCATTTCACGCACGTTACCGAAACGCATATAGTCAGGCAAAGCGGCTTTCATAGCATCTGCCGTAATTTGCTGACCTTCGTTATCGAGGGAATCCGAAGAAGCAATACCCGAAACAAGGAGGGAACCATCGTCTCGCTTATCGAATTTCTCTATCGCGCCAAAAAGCCGCATTGCGTGACTTATGGCATAAAAAAGCGAAGTCACCTATACGGCGGCTTCTTTCATTACGAAAATTGCGAAAAAACTACTATTGCTCGAACGTTTCGTGCTCTTTACAGAATTTTTCGGCTGGCCACAGGGCTGTGCCCATGCTTACAAAGGTGGGATCTACTGCTCCGGGGGCTGGCGGTACATTATATCCTTTTTCTACTGTATAATATACGGCATACGGATAAACGTTTGTAATTTCTTTGCCGTTGTCGAAAACACTGGTAAGAACTTCAACCATAGGAGCATTAACACTAAACTTTTGTGAAATGCAAATGGGTTTCACAAAGACGGGAAACCCATTGACATTCTCTGAGTCTTTGCCGCGCGGTTGGAATTTCTGATCTACCTGCTTGTTGTAATAATCAAGTAATTCGGGTGTCGTGTAGAAGAGGCTGCGTCTATTTGGTTCTGGTGCTGGTGCTGCTGTTGCTATGTTACTCATAATTTTTATACTGCTCTTGTTGGGACATTTTTCTTGCTAACAATTCATGGCGACTGACACGCCACCAACCGCGATGGCCTGTAATTTGATGTGCCGTCTCAAAACGGCCAGCTTTAAATAATTGGTGTATCCGCCGCGTCGATAGTCCTAGTATCTTCGCTGCGGTATGAACATCTACGAATCCGCTTGGCATCGCCTTATTTTGTATTACCAGGTTCCGGGAGGTTTTATGTTGTTGGGCCAAATTGAACGGGATTGTCCGCGTGACAAAGATAGATCCTGAAAGACAAGAAAACCATCATCATTCATTTCACATTGATAGAGAGGCGCGGAGAAGTCCTGGTTGGGGCTGGCCTCCGCTTGCTGATTAGCATTATAGCGGACATTCCAGCCTCGCGGAACTGTGAACCAGCCTTGCATCCCCCGAAAGTTATAGGGACGCGGAGTAGTTTCGTTGTAGTGATAGCGAAAGAGCTTGCCATCAAGATGTGCGAAAGTCGTATCGTTAATGAACATATCAATTAGCTAATTGTTCCAGATACATAATCGTATCTTGGTCTTTCACTTCTATTGCATCTTTGAGTACTTTGCTACGCTCTACTGCATCAAGCCGCGAAAGAAACCGTTTCCACGGTTGATCTGTTTGCACTTGCCAATATTGCTCCAACATAGAAAACCCTGTGGGACGTATAAATTTAATTTCCATGGGAAGCTTCAAAGGGTTGTGCAACTTTTGGTTCCGGCGCTCGTTCAAGTTCTAAACCGAGACGCTCACTGAGCACTGTGATAGCGCCCTGGGTAGGTTGAAGCCCTGCCGTTTTCAGCTTTGCCAAAGTATCCGCTTGTAGAGCAGCATCGCCTTCCCTCTTGCCACCCCACGTTAGCGTGGGGGGATTTCCGGGAATGCCATTGATACGCAGATAGTAGGCAAATAACTGAGTTGTAAGCGTCTCGGAAAGTTTACGAACATCATATTGGCGAATATCTTCGCGAACCTCCCCATGAAGGTTGGCTACACCGCTGCCCATACCTGTGTTTCGGGCAACCGAAGAAAGCACTTGGCCTACAACCACTTTGGATACTTCTTCGTTACAGGCGTCCTTCAAGGCACGATAGGAGGAGGAAGCGTCCCCGCTTGCCGCCTGTTCCATTTCAATTTTAGCATTTTTATTGACGACCATGCCTCCAATTTGGGTTGCCATGGCGAAGTTCTGTTGCAGGACTGTAACGGTATTCTTATCTTGGGTATCTACATAGCCAACGAGGAATGGATTGCCATATTTTTGCATGAAGATGCCCCACCAGTCGCGGCCTTTTGTAGCCAGTAGCCACCAGAATAGAATAGCCCGCATCTGGCCGCCGTAGTTGTCCCGTATGGATCTCGATAGAAAATTGCCGCGATGGACAATGTGTCTTGCGGGGTCAGGCTGATACGAGTTTTTGACCGATTGATCGATAATACCATTAGATAGCGTAGAGGAGATACGAATGTCGCTTTCATAGTCAGCCTCGTTATAGCCGATTGTTTGATCGAGAATGCTGCCGGGAACATTGTAGCCAGCTTGAAAATTAAGAAGCAAATAATTAACCGGGTGAAGCTCTTTTAAAAGCCATCGGACGGGAATTTCGAGAGTATCGTCTGAGGAAGGCTGGCGAAATATTTTTTCGCACACAGCAACAGGATAGAGAGTAGCTTCGAGAAGGTGCGAAAGGCCGTCCATCCAGTTATCGCATTTGGCGATCATCTGTTTTATTACTTCGGCTGCAAATTCGTCTTGCGCATTGCCTTTCTGATAAGGAATAACTTCTTGGGTTTGGCCCGTCACGACCATTTTCCGTTTGGCCCATTCCGCTTGAAGGTGCGTATAGTTGAGTACCATATCACGATACAGGGTGAACAACAAAAGTGTGCTGCCACGTTCTGCCGCTCGGATTGCAGCCTGAATGCGATCAACGTCAGTTGTGACGCTAAGATTAGGAAGTTCACCTTGGCCGGAAAGAATAGCACGACGACGTACCGGAATAACGGTAGAAAGCTCACCATCCGTCATGTCCGCGGGGGGCACTGTAGTCTTAGGCTTGGCAAAGAACGATAAAGCTCTGTCGAAAGAAGAGGACAACAAATTCTTTGCCATTTACATACTACATATAGTGGTTTTTAGCATTTTGTCAACAACTAATTGACATTTTGAAAGTTTATGCTTAGACTTGAGCAAATGAGACTATTAAAAGACCCGAAAGTCTGTCCTCAATGCTTCCGCCATACCGTTAGTTATGACAATAATAGATGCACTACTTGTCAATGCCGCCTTATGTGGCCGGAGGACAACTTTGCTGCCCTTGATAGAGAACTTTGGAAACATTTTTACGTATTTTTTAAAGATCGGGGATGGGTGCATGCGGATCATATGGGGAAAGACTCGGAACCTCTCGATCCTTATCCAAAACTGGTTAAGCCTCCTGAAAGTTATGGGAGACAACCGCTTCCTCCGGGTTGTTCTGATCAATGAATGTCAAAATAAAGTTATCTATTCGGAATAATCCGCTTACCCCAACACTTAAGCGCATGCTTAATGCACTGAGTAAATCGGGGAGAAAAGCTGTAATGCTGGAAATGGGGCGGGAACTGCTCAACATTACTCAAGAACAATTTGGGCCCGATAAACCAAATCGTCCTGCTCCATGGCCTCCCCTGTCTGACAGCTATAAAAAGAAAATCAAGTACTTTGGCCCTCCCAAACTTATTCTTAGTGGAGCTTTACATGATAGTTTTACTATCCGAGCTACTTCTACGGAAGTATTTGTGACTGCACATAAGCCATATGCTGAATATCAGCAATTTGGAACTAACAAAATGCCTATGCGTCCATATTTTCCCGTTGTCGATGGTGAATTAACTCCTTATGCCGAGGAAAGAATTCGGGAACGGGGCGAAGCGGCAGTAATATTGCTCTCAGAAGGCTAATGCACCTCACAGGGGATCTAGCAATTACTCCACAAATTCAAAAAATTGTGGAGAAGCGCAATACCAAGGATAAGGGTGGACGCGATCCTCTTCGCATGAGGGATCGTAAAAGCGAAATGCTGGCACATAGCATGGCAAACCCGGCAGACTTCGCAGAAATTCGATTAGGCTATAAGCTCTCTCCGCAGCAGCGTAAAGCATTGGAAATGTGTAAAGAGCCTGGCTATTATGCTATTGCCTGTTGTAATGAAGGCGGAAAGACCAGTCGAATACTGCCAGCATTAGTGCTTTGGCATCAATTATTGTGGCCAGCCGGTAAGACAAAAGTAACTAGTGGAGCATTCCAGCAAATTGAAGATCAAGTATGGCCAGCAATATATAGACATAAAGATTTATTTCCGGCATGGCATTGGAGGGAGACGCCTTCCTTCGAGAGCCTGGACGAAGATACGGGTTTGTGGGGCTTCTGCAAATGTTTCACGACCAACCACCCGGGACGTGCAGAAGGAGATCACGAAGAACTTCCGAATTCTCCCCTGCTCTTTATTGTGGACGAAGCTAAAACTTGCGCTACATGGTTAAAACAGGTTCTTGTCGGACGGGTGCGTCCGACGCGTCTCGTTCTTATGTCCTCCCATGGCTTTGCAGAAGGCTGGTTCTATGAAGTTATGCGTTTAAGCAACGCCATACGAATATGATGGATGAAATAGTAGAAGCAAATGTCCGGCATGACCGAGAACATGGGCCAGTGCGAGAATTTGAACGAGGAAGGCTTCCTAGCACATGGCGATCCGCCGGATTGGTCCGCCGTGGCCTGCTAACAGATCGCAAAATTTCTCAATACATAAAAGCTGGCTGGTATAGTGCAGAATTTCGGAAGGCACGAAAAGATTTCACAGCACGACGAAATTCGGCTCGCTTAAAAAGGCAAGGTAATTTTGATATTATCGAAGGACGTTTGATATATCGACCTACATGAAGGAGCATAGCTGGCAAGTTGTAGAAATAAATTGGGATCATTGCCCTTGGATTAGTGAGGAGTCTAAGAAGCGCACGCAGGAAGAATTTCGAGGACAACCGGACTTTCTAAATTCTCTTGCCGGATATGATTTCATGCCTCTTGTGGAGGATGCTGTAATCAATGGTAAAGCTTTAGACGAACTTCTTGCCAATCCTCCGATAGCAAAACCTGACGGATCTATCCACGCCTTCTGTGACTTTGCCTGGTCTGGAAGTGGAGATTTAAATGTATTGGCAGTACGCAGAGGCAATGTCGTGCGTATTGAAGCTGCTTTTAGTTGTGGGCATTTAATTTCTTCAAAGAAGCATCCCGAACCGGGAATAGTCGAACGGTTTGCCATAGAATTTCATAGGTTGGGGTTAGAGTCTGATCAAATTAGCGGGGACGAAGGCGGCGGCGGCAAACTCGTCATGGACGAATTTGATCGTATGGGCTGGTCCCTAAACCGCATTAACAATGGCTCTCCCGCCAATGATGTTGAGCATTATGCTAATAAAGCTGCGGAAATGTGGTATGAGGGAGGGAAGCATATAACTTTAAAGACATTCACACTGCCCAATGATATGAAGCTGAGGGCACAGCTTCTATCGAGGAAGCGAAAGAAGGATACTAGAGGAAAACTTGCCGTTGAAGCTAAAGACGATATGCGGAAAAGGGGACTTGCTTCTCCTGATTTGGCTGACGCTGTGCTCGGCTGTATGATGCCGAATGGAGGCTATGCTAATGAACAAGTGAGCTATTGTATTCCCATAGCTGTGGGTAGGCCAGATCAAATAGTGTCATTTAGTTAAAGCTTCTATTTTCATTTGCCCGTCAGGAGTAACTAGAAAATTTTCATCTGCAATAGCGCCATCATAAGCCTTTAGATGTTCTCCATGTGCTATGTGCGAAAGGGGAGTGCCTTCGATAGTAGCAGTTCCACTAAGCTGGTGGGTTGACATTCCGCCAGCATTATAGAGACGGCCAATAAAACGTAGGGTTTCCTCAGCTTCCTCGGGTTTCTCTCCAGGTAACCCTACCGTAAAAGTTCCATGCACGCTAATGCCGACTTCTTTTTGAAGCCACACGGCAGTATCAAAAGCCTTCTTAAGATCCAATTTCTTGTTCACTATGTGATCGATCACTCTTTGGCTTCCGCTTTCGAAACCAAGCTTTACCCCGAAGCAACCGCTTGAATGCATTTCTTGCCACGTCTCTTGTGGAATGGTATCCGCGCGACACATGGCGGACCAAGGGAGGCCGATCCTTTTCATTACTTTGCATATCTCTAAAGTGTGATTGTTATTGAGGTTGAAAGTATCGTCGTCAAGATAGATGGAGGAAAATTTATGCTTAGATAACCTATCATAAATATAGTTCTCGACCCATTTAGGGCTGTGGAAGCGAACGCTGCGGGGCTTGGTGCCGTTGGGATCATTTCCCGTCATGGTGGCCGGAAAGACGCAAAAACAACATTTGAAGGGGCAGCCCCTCGAAGTCCACATTTGGAGTTGTGGCGGGGTATTCCCGGAGGGGCATGCGTCCCAATAATTCATGGCGGCTTCTTCGTCCCATAAAGGGAAAGGAGGAACAAGCATTTCTTCACGGCTTAAAAGATCATGTTCATAGATGCCGCGTTGACCCCGAATGGCCATGGCAACCTGCTTGTCATATTCGCCTTTAACAATGGCGTGGACATTGGAATGATCTTTAAGGATATGCTGGTGACGAGTTTCGTCAATAGGACCGCAGAGAATCCATTTGGAAGGGGAAACAGGCCAATTCAGCGCCTTAATAATACGAAGATCGTGTTCGAGAGAAGCTGTGGCTGTTTCCAGCACTATCCAATCAGGCTGAATAATAACGTAGTCACGCTGGAAAGCTTGATAGCTTTCTCCGCGAGCAACACTATCTCGCACGACAACATCGGCCTCGGGTAGAAGCTTTTGCGTATAGCTTGCCGCATGACTTAGGAAATGCGGAAATGGCGTGTATTGTCCAAATTTAAATTTATCAGGAAGGAAGGCACTCTCGAAGGTGAAGGGCCAGCGGGAACCTGCCCGAATGCCGCGGCGCAATACTGCATGATTCTCTTTAAAGTTTTGAAGCTCCCAATAAGGAGGATTGAGAAAGAGAATTTTCATTTCGCCAACAAAATTAGCTTGTCAATAGTAGTTGCAGGAGGCGCATAATAAAAGGCTATGGTAAGGCCGCGCTTTGTCATTTCCCCCTGCCTATCGGACCAGTCCTCGAAGAATAGTGTTGCATCATTTCGCATAAGGCGTCCTATTTCTATGGCACCCCATTGCTGCGCGGGGCACCAGGTTTCACAGGTATCATGTGCAATAATAATTTTAGCACCATTAGTTCGTGCTTTATTATAGTCATCTACTGCACCTTTCTGATGATCTCCGTCAATGATCCATACGTCAGCTTGACAATCCAGATCGCGGGAATTTTTCTCTAGTGGAAGGCAATAAGTAGAAATGTCAGAAGTAATCAATCGGCGAAAGCATTCTCGTATAGATACGTCTACGAAGCGAGCATAGTCTATGATGCCTTCTCGGGCAGCTTGAAGAGTAGCAATACTACTGTAGCCATTGGCAATGCCAATATTTACAACATTAAGCTTACTTTGGGGTGATCCTTCCGAACATAGGACAGAATAGATCATCTGGACGTGCCGTTCATCCATTGATTCGAGATCGTTGCCGTCGCGCAACTTTGCGTAAGGGGCTAAATTCATTTTCTAGGTTTGCTATCTTCCCAGGCAGACCAAAGCAACCACAGGATAACGCATACGAAAAGCGTCCACAGCTTATGATGCCATGTTAAAGCTACCAATGTTGAAGCCGTTCCTATAACCAGCGTTGTAAAAGCTGCAATAATTAAGAATACCTTTATGTTTTCCCAGAGGGCAGACAAATATTTCATATTCCTTTCCTCAGCATTGCATGGCCCAGATCCTCAATGGTCATTTCAGGCAGCCTTACAATGCCATTAGTTCGTATTGTATTAAATTCTGCGCGCAAGTCATCATGTACAACAATGTCGGCATGTTCAAGAGAAGCCTTAACTAGCGTCTCGGGATGCAAAGGTGCCCCTAATGCACGAAGTTCATGTATTTTTGAAAAAGTCATAAAATAGGCATCCGCAGCTTCTCGACCCATAATGGCAAATCGATCATTAACACCGCAGAAGCGTCCCCACCAGGGCGTCAGACACACGTTAGAGAACTGTGGTGGCCAAACTTCCATGGTTTCAAGTTCCTCATGCCTATGATCATAGAAGGTCCACCAAAGATCGGGTCTTGTTCGTATGAATAGTTCGGCGAAGTCTTTATCCTCTGTGTTGGCAATATACAACTTATATGCCTGTTCAAGCTGCCAAAGCTGCCGCATGACATTTTCAGGATGAACAGAAATGGGATGAGGTTCATGTGTGAAGAATTGTTTGGGAGTCCATTCCTTGCTAAAAGTAAAGGAAGGTTGTTCGTGGAGGCCAATACGCCAGCCAGCGGGAAAAACTTGATTCTTTAAGCATTTCCGATAGTCCTCGTCGTCTACGGTGGAAAATATGACGCTGGCATCCGGATAATGCCGTTGCACATGCCAATAGAAAGTAGGATAGCATTGTGCAAAGGTGCGAGTGTGCCCACTAAAAATTATGGCGACTTTCATTTGTTAAAGTCCTCCCCACTTTCTCCAAGCTCCCAAAGAAGCTCATAGATATTGTTTATGATCCAATCGAATACCAGAAACAACCAGAGAAGAATGAATTGTTTAATGGCGATGATGCTCATGGGAATCGGGTTTGGCTTTGATATCCTCAATGCATTTCTTCAATTCTTCCAACTCTTTGGTGAGGTTTTCAATTTGTTCTTCCGATGGAACGATATTCGGGATGACGATAAGTTCTCGACTCATGGTTTAGTCTCTCCTTCCAGCACACGACAACAGAGCAGGCGCACAATAAGTTATAGAACAGTCTCCATCAATATATATGTAAACTACCAATGATGTGACATAGGGAGGCATGGATATTGTAAAGGAACCACCACCGCTGCACCAAGGTTCGCATTCCCATGATACGATTGCTGCAACTCCCCCTTCACTGGAACAATCGCAACTAAAGACAAAGCTGGTGCCATCTCCGCAATCGTCAGACAGCAATCCCAGGCCAGCAGCCGAGGTTGTCGGATAACTGTAGAAGTTTGTGGTATTCCAAACTGTGAAAGTTCCACATACAGCGGAAACTTGAACATTTGTGATGCAGTTGCGAACCGCAAAAGCGTTGAGGCAAAGGACGAAACTAAACAAAGAGATAAGTAATTTTTTCATGGGTATTGTTGTATGATGAGGCCGTTGACTGCGTTGGGGTAGATATTGCCGACTTGACCGGCATACGTGGCTGTGGCGTCTGCCAGATTGATCTCAAACACATAGTAGTGCAAGTCGCCATCATTGTACTGTGTGAACAGCCATCCATTGCCTTGATGATCAATAGCAAAACCAAAGTAATGCTGCACATCGACCGTATTGGATCCCCATTTGATGACGTTCACCACTTCGCCGTCAACCAGCAAATTGTTGGAGACTGTATCAATGGAGTATTGGTGCCCACCATAGGAAGGGGCATTAGTGCCTACGGGAGACTGCCCTGTCGCTACAAGTGTCGGATTGTCAATGGTGCTTTTGAAGCATTCATATTCATTGCCGCTTCCGCCTGTAACGGTAAAGGCGAATTTGAAATATGAGTTAGCATGAACCAGCATTGTAATGCTGGCAAAAAACAATATTAGAAGAAGTTTTTTCATGTCACCTTTCAATAACTTATTTGCCTTTTTTCTTCTGCGGATGAGCCGTATGAACCGCTATAGCTACGGCTTGACTCTGCTTATACCCGCTATGTCGCAACTCACGAATATTAGCCGATATAACTTTCTGCGAACTACCTTTTTTTAATGGCATAATTTTATTCTTTCGTTATCCGCACCGTTACGAAGATCGTATCCTCGGGATACGCCTTTAAATCTCTCACAAGCCGCGCAAGTTGCAACCTTATCTTATTCAGCGTTGCAGCCCCAATGTATATATCTCCGTCCTTACTAGCAGCCTTGTATCCCTTGCCCCAAGGCAGGAAAGCTCTAGTAACAGTATGCATGCCTAAGTAAAGCACAACAGATTGTATAGGTCAACCTATATGTTCTTTTTGAATTTTTTAAAAATTTTCAGGAGAGACCTTTATATGCTATATAGATAGATGGGGACTGTCGGACCGACCGGGTGCATGGGTATATGTTTTTTGATGCGTATTATTACGGACGTAGAAGTACGGAGGGACGTTGGCACGCTATATGCCTGGCATACGCTGTGCCAAAGCTATTCGGTATAAGTACGGACTAGACAATGCAGAGCATTCTGGTAGAGTTATATCGTCAAATGAGCATTGACCTTGAAACAAACAAAGATTTCCCCACATCACGCGGATCACATGGGCCTACCCATATGTCAGGGTCAACCACTGCGACACTAGGCGAAGATCAGCAGCATGTGTGCTCAATCCGTGTGGTGTTGGGGAGTTAAAGGAAAGTTATGGAATGAACACTATCGACTATCGCCAATATCAGCCATTCTTCACTAAGATGCTCACCCGGTATTCACGCAATCCTAATCGCCCGTTATTGCGGCGTGACGTTCTCCATCAGATGCCCGATTCCCCGCAATCTCATTGCCTTTGTGCTATGCGCAATTATCCGCGCTCCAGCGAACACTTGTCCCCCGAAAGCATGATCGGTGAATATAAATTCGAAACTACTTACAAAAACACTCTGAGCGGCATGTCAAAATTCCGCGCCTATCGCCGTGCTCGCGGCCATATTCAATACTCCCGAAGTTACCTCGGACAATTCTTCGTCATGTTCACCGGGCCTAGAGGCATTCTCCCTTAACCACCTGGAAGAGGCACTCGGCAATCTCGAATGCAACTAGCGTGAATTTTAGCCGGATACATAATTAACCCATGAACGATCCTTACTACCAGTTCGGCGCTCTCATCGCCGCTTGACGCGATTAGTGAACAGGAGCAGCACTCCGCTCGCGAGAGTTGTGGGTCGAAGCAAATGTCTTGTGATGATATTTTATTGGCTGAATGCTGTGATAGCTATGGGACGCATGCTCCTCTTGGCAGTTTTAATGGAAACAATTCACACAAACTGATTCGGTACATGGACGCCATGCGCGATCACAAAGAGGCAGGCGACGATATTTCACCCGAATACTTTCGTGGACATGATCGTGCTCTGAATGTTAAAGCCGGAAAATGCCCCGCTCCGGGTTGGATCAAATCCACTTAACTAAACTTCTCAAACACAAACCGCGCCTCGATCTCTGGCGCGGTTTTTTATTTTACCACTTCAACGTCGATCACCTTGGACGCAGCAATACGTTTCGCAGAATGCTCTCTGATCTGCCTCGCTCGCTTAATCACATCGTTACCGATGCCGACAACATTTTGTACATTAACTTGCACGGCCGGTCCTCGTGGCACAACATATCCTAACGTACGCTCGAGCTTCCACGCGGCTGCTTGCCAATTCTTCACACTCGGATCTACTTGCGCTAATAAACAATCTACTCCACGAGCTTCATTTTTCGCAAAGGCTCTCCAAAGAGTAGTCTTCCGTGGGCTGCTCTCCAAAGCAGCTTTCCAATGCGCAAGCGGTATTGGTGGATCTTCACTAGATAAAGCATGAGTAAGACTCTTACCACAACCGACACGAAAACCGACACGCTCGGCTATCTCTTCCGTGATCGCGGGTTGGGTTTTACCGTGCCGACGCTTCGGGGGCTTTCCAGCTACAATTATAGGTATTTGCATAGCTGAGAAAGCTATAGCATTAAAGAGGCCCCACTCAGGAAAACAAACAAAACTGAGTGGGGCATGACCATGACTTTGAAGGAACCAGGTAACCAGGTTAGGAAGGATCGTATGAGGCTGGTTGGACTACTGGCGCGGTGGGAAAGTCGCTAGGAAGGGCCTTTGTGGTCGAATACACAGTATTGCAATGCTCTATGTCATTTAAGGGTTGTGCGAGTATTAGCTGTCGCACATTCTCCGGCAGGTCTGCTATATTTAGCATAAGATCAAAAATTATCAAAATTCTGCATATACAATAGGTTGTATGGGGAAGCGTGTCAACTCCTATTTAGATATCCGGTCTGACGCTATGGTTGTCCGGTATTCCAATATCTATAGATATGAATTACTGGAAAACACAGTCTGAGCGACTAAGTCGCGCTCAGACGTGCTCTGTAGTTCGTCCGATAACTGTCCAATAACTAGTTTTTGGAAACACAAAGGCTTATGAATACGCTTGTTATGGCTTTGGTGTCCAATAACCCTTTTCGGACAACTGTATAATGCTGTCTAATGCTCTCTATTAGAATGGTAGAATTTTTCCAATAACTAGTTTCTGGAAAAACTCAAAAGTCATAATGTCTTGCTATTCAGAGGGTTAGCCCATTACAAAATTAGTTTCATTAGTTTCATTATTTTCATTGACGGCATAATGCCGATGTGGCAAAGTGGGTCGTCTTGAAAAACAAAAATTCTATAAATTTATGACATTTAACGAGCTAAACACAAAATTAGGCGGGAAAGAGAATATTCAAGACTGGCATCAATCTGAAAATGGTGGATGGATCTATAAAGATGCTTTTGTCGAAAAGGAGCAGAACATAGAAGATAATGCGTTAGTTTCCGGCAATGCTTGGGTTTCCGGCGATGCTTGGGTTTCCGGCAATGCTTGCGTTTCCGGCAATGCTCAGGTTTCCGGCGATGCTCAGGTTTCCGGCGATGCCCAGGTTTCCGGCAATGCTCAGGTTTTCGGCGATGCTCGGGTTTCCGT